GGAATCCAGGACGACTGTCCGGTACTTGTGATTGCCGGCGTGCAGTTCGTCGTAGACCTCCTGCACGTCCTTCCAGGATGCCACACGTACGGTGTCGCAGTTCGGGTAGCAGTGCTTGAGGGTCTCAGTTCCGCCCTCGAAGTCCACGACCAGAACGGAACGCATCTCCGGAACATCGTCCGCAGAGCCGGCGAGTCGGGTCTTGCCAACACCGCTATCGCCGTAGATCAGGATGTTGAGGTTCGATTCCCTCTGACCGGCCTTCACAACCTTCAAGCCGGCAAAGGTACTGGGAGTGAGTAACTCAGTCACGAAACGCTCCGTAGGTGAAGAAGATGACAAGAACAAGGACGCACATGACGCAGTAGATCCGGTAAAGCGTGTGACTCACTCGTTACCCTTGGACTCCGTAGACGGGTTCTTGTCTTCCCAGTAGTGGTATCGCCTCTTGTCGAACATCGTCGACAAGGTGTACTCGTAGTCCTCGCCTTGGTTCTGACCAATGCACGGCTGCCTGAAGGCACACGTGTTGCACCCGAAGCGCCCTGCGTTGGGGTAGATCAGCAGGTCGGGATTCGTCATCTCGACCGCTTCCTTCCAGATGTTCCGGGCTGCCTGCTTCAGCTCGGTCTCGTTCCTGTGCTCGACGAACCTCTGGTGGAACTCGCCACCGTTTTCCTTCAGCCATTCCAGGAACTCGTCGTAGGCACCCATGACATAGGCACCGTTGTCGTTCTCCTGAATCGTCTTCAGGTACAGGTCGTAGTTCGTGTTCTGCGACTTCGACACACTGTAGAGGCACCCCAACCGACGACGCGCCATGGGTTCGGGCTCTTCCGGGAAGGCCTTCTTCTGCTCGTGGTAGATGAAGCCGGCGATGCGAATGCCGATACTCCACAGGGCCCAGCAGTAGCGCGTGATCTGGTCGTCGATGAGGAGGAACTCGTTCCTGTCGCCGGCGAGCTGAGCACACGTCTTCCAGTCCACAATCCAGTAGCGACCGTCGACGCCCTCGAAGATGGCGTCGATGCGACCACCGTAGGTGACAGGGAGACCCTTCCAGTACTCACGATGCTCTTCCCAGCTACGACAGTTACAGTTGAAATACTTTCCGCAGGCTACATCGAGGTCCGAGAACTGCGTCTGCATGTGTGCAGTATATCGTCCCCAGCAGGTGTTGCATGTGCAGTAGAGCTGCTCGCCAGTGTCTGGATTGACAACCGGGACCTCGAAGGCAATCTCGACCTTACGAGGGATCAAGTCCTTGTCCAGGGCGGGTGAGACCTCTTCGGCGTGGTACTGAATCATACCCTCGCCCAGAGCCATGCGCTCCTCGTAGTCCTTGACGACCTCGGGATCGATGTACTCCATGCTGATGTTGTTCGCGTCGCAGTAGGCGAACAACTGCTCTCGGCACTTCTGCCTGAAGACCTGGACGGCGAGCTCCTTGACCACTTCTCGTGGCTTGTCCCAGAGCTCTGGTGCGTAGAACTTCTCCATGGCGGCGTGGTAGGCCGACCCGAACTCGAGTGGCTTCGCCGTAGTGCGAGGGTACCAGAACTCCCGGAAGACCCAGTTCCACCTACGCCGGCATCCGCGGAAGGACTTCGACTCGCTGGTGTGCAACGAGTGCACCAGCTTCGCGTCGATGTAGTCCTGAACAGTCAGGAGCATGTGCTCGAACCTCACGTTTGGTTCACTGAACTGCTTACATAACTATTATATATGATGCCCACTAGGGAAATCAACTGAGACTTTTGATGTCACTTGACTCCGGTCAGAATGTGCAGTCGCGGAGTGAAGTTGAATCCGTAGTGCAACGCACGCTCCAGAACCTCAGATGCATGCGCCTCGATTTCCCACCAGTTCTCTCCTGCGGGCATGATCCAGACGTCCTCATTCATGAGTTCGAGTCTGGACATGAGTTCCGCTGCGACATCCACATCCTCGGGGGTTGCACAGACGACCTTGAAGCAAGCACGCTCCAAGCGAACCAGGTCGACGAAGGTCGCAAGCACATCGATCTTGATACGCTTCTTCAGCTCGTCCTGAGGCGAGATGAGTGCACTGGTGATCTTGGGCGAGACGGAGAAGTGCCTGACCAGGGCAGAAATGCTCTCGCGTGGCTTGCGAGTACCATTGGTCTCGATGTGTACGTCGTAGTTGTGTAGCACCAGCTTCCGAAGCAACTCACGGAATGCAGGCTTGTCCTGGTGCATCAGGGGCTCGCCGCCAGAGATGACCACGATACGAGGGTTGGAAGATGACAGCCCCTGGAACCTTTCGAAGATGTCGTCGACCGATGTCTCCGGGTTCTCCTTCTTCAGGTCGTAGTTGTCCTTGTCCCAGGTCTGCTTGGTGTCACACTGAGTGCAGTGCAAGTTGCAGAGACCCAGACGGATGAAGTTCACCGCACGACCCATGTACGGTCCCTCACCCTGAATGGTCGGACCGAAGACATCGTTCAACGGCAGAGTGTCCACGATGTCTCCTAGTCAGCCCAGAACTCGACGACGAAGGTGGTTGACTTGATGATCTGAATGTGACCGTCGTCATGCAGCAGCTGGATGTACTGAATGCCGCCGAACTGGTCGTTGGTGATGTCGTGGTCACGCACGTGCACGTCGAGAACGTAGTTCTGGTCACCCAACGTGTACTGCACGTTCATGCGACCCGGAGTGCTGGGACCGTTGTGCTTCCTCAGGGAATGATCTTGGTATTGGGCTTGTGGCCCGTACTCTCGGATGGGCACGACGTCGTTTCTCCTGATCCACTCGAGGGTCTCGAAGAGGCCCATACGCTGTCCTTCCTGAACACCCAGACCTTGCGGCCGCGGGTAGTGTGGTACTCGGTGTAGTCGATGATCTCGAGCTCCCCGAACGCGAAGGATTGCCCGCCACGTTCCTCGAACATGACCGCAATCGCGTCATCCAGTTTGCTCATTGTACACCGTCGGCTTGGTGAAGACGTGGTCGCCCCTGTACTCTGAGGCTTCCGGTGACTTGGGTAGCTTGTTCACCCCGAGTGCCACGAACCAGTGCTCGCCGTCGGCCCAGGCCTTGGTCGGTTTCCCGCATCCACTGTGGACCCACCAGCCATGCTTCTTCCCCCTGGTGAAGCCCTTGCCCTGCTTGCCGCCACCCACACAGGTGCAGAACATCGTCGGCTTCTGGTAGACCGCACGAACTGTGGGAGCGAAGTGCTTCAGGGAAGCATCCTCGTTCGAGACAGCAGCGACCACACCCGTCTCCTGACAGGCCTGGACGAACTCGTCCGCCTTGGTGTCGTCGTCGAACGCGAGCAACACGTACCTAGCCATTGCCTGGAACCTCTTCCGTCACGATCCTGAAGGTGTACTGTCGCCGGATGGGCTCACCGAAGATGGTGTAGAACTGCCCAAGGCCACCGATCTCGATGTCATAGTACTCGCCCTTTTCGACAATGTCAGCCAGGTCACGAAGCATCTTCGCCGTGTTCGCGTTGATGGCTCTTGCGGCTTCAGAGTTAGCCCTGTGCATTGGCATACTTCTCCACCAACTTCTGCCACATCTCGGTCAGGCTCTCGGTGCAGTAGATGATCTCGTCAGGAGAGGGAACGTCCCAAGTCTCGCCTTCCCGAATGTCCTTGCAGAACTCCTCGCCGTGTTCGTCCCTCTCGAACTTGACGAGCGCGTACCTAGCCATTACAGCAGCCCCTGCTCCAGGAAGAGAGATTCCATCCACGGGTTGTTGACCAACAAGCTCTTCGTGCCGAGCACTGCACGCTCTTCGCCCGTCAACTTGTGATCGCCATTCCAGTTGTACTTCGCATCCCAGCCGATCCATGCCAGCATGCCGGCAATCATCAGGCATACACTTCCGAACAACACGGCAAACAACATGTCAGCCCCACTCCTCGAACTCGACCTCGACGGTGTCCTGGTAGTTCTTCTTGTCGTCGCATTCCTGCTTGATCAGGTCCGCGAGCTCGTCGGCATGCTGCTGGAAGTAGGCATAGACGACGTCCTCGACGTCCTCCTCGCTCGGTCCGGTGAGTTCGTCGGCCTCTTCAGGCAGAACGATTCCGACCTCATCGGTGTCGATCGTGATCGTTGTCTGAATCCGAACGATGGGCACTAGTCGATCCCCTTTCCGAACCGGAAGCACCTGCCGTCTTCGTCCTTCAGGTACACACCGGGACACACCACATCGGTGCCAGCTCCGTGCATGTGCACCTCGACGATCTTGTAGTCGCCCTTGTTGATCGAGGCGCGACCCTGAGCGACGCACTCCGCCTTGTTGATGTGGTCCTCGTTGTAGATGTAGTACGTCCGAACGGTGGAAAGCAGGTCGTTCGGAATCGGCTCCAGAAGCCTGTTGCTGGCTCGCCTTATCTGCTTCATACTTTTATTATATATGGTCTCCTAGAGGGTCATCAAGACTCACTTTTGGGGCTGTAGAGGCTCCACAGGAGGTCGAGCTTGTGCTTCACACCACGGTAAGTGATGAGCTCGTCGTCCTGCAAGTTGCGGATAGCTTGCGAGAAGGACGTCGTTGTAGCGTACGCTCTCACCATTGCCACGTACGACTCGAAGAGGTTGCCCACCAGCT